TGCCTTACTATGACAACTTTCCATTGATCGTTTTTGTTGAAGGGACCAAAGGCGGGTTTTACGGACTGAATCTACATTATCTTCCTATGACGCTTAGAGCAAAGTTTCTCGATGGTCTAATGGACCAAACAAACAATCAAAAGTTTGACGAAACAACGAGGTTTGATCTCTCTTACGATTATTTGAAAAGAGCAGCAAAAATGAAATATTTTAAACCTTGTTTTAAAAAGTATTTGACTTCTCATGTCGAAGGAAGACTTGCTATGGTTCCCGCACCAGAATGGGAGATAGCAACGTTTCTGCCCACTGCACAATGGTCTAAATCGAGTCAGTCAAAAGTGTACGCAGATTCTAGGGAAATGATATGACACAGAGAATAGACGATTTCCAAGGTGAGATAAGTCTTGCGGGTGGTGCAGCAGTCAATAACCTTTGGCAAGTTAGGTTACCTTCTCTTGGAGAGTTTGACACAAGAGGCATGAATCTACTTTGTCGAAGTGTAGAAACACCGGGAAGAAGTATTAATCAGTTCGAACACACGATGGGTCTTGACAGAAGGCAAATTGTGAATGCTTTTGGTGTGACTGCAATGAACCTCACCTTCTTAGTTTTGAACGACGGTAGAATTTTTGAATACTTCGAAAAGTGGATGAACCTAGCAATAAACCAAGAGACCTACGAAGTCGGTTATTACGAAGATCATGTGTATGACATAAAAATTGATGTTTTGAAAAAAGGATTCTCACAAAGTCTGTTTAAAAGACAATTTGATTTACCCATACCATCTGCAATCAAGAACAGACTGCCAAACGTGGGACCTCTCAACTTCAGACAAGGAGAGGTTGACCTTCAGTTAGTAACAGACGATAAGAAAATCATTACATACACCATGTTAGATGCATACCCATCAGCAATGCAGGGAGTCGCACTTAACAACGACCCGGCAGCACAGTTTATGGAGTTGAGCGTTCAGTTCACATTTAGAAATTGGACTTCAACCAAGGGGCAGACTTCCGGAGGCGATATATTCGGTAAGGCAATAAATAAAGTGACTGAGAGGTTATTTGATAAAATAGGATTTTAATAATGGCATTACCCAAACTTAATGATACACCAAAATTTAATGTGACTATTCCGTCTACAAACCAAAAAGTAAGATTTCGACCATATTTGGTAAAAGAAGAAAAAGTACTTATGATGGCAGTAGAATCTGGAGACACAAAAGCAGCACTTGCTGCAGTAGTTGATACGATTGATGCGTGTATAGTAGAAGATATTAATGTAGACAAACTTTCAACTTTTGATGTTGAGTATTTGTTTACTCAAATCAGGTCTAAGTCAGCAGGAGAAAATGTTAGCATAGGACTCAAGTGCAAAAGTTGCGATCAGGTCAATGAGGTTCAAATTCCTCTCGACTCGATCAAGGTAAAGGTACCAAAGGTTCAAAAGATACACGAGTTATCAGAAGATGTCAGTATTGAGTTAAGATATCCGCCTTACAGAATTTTGTTGGATATGGATTTAGAAAACACTTCTTCTGAACAGTCGTTTGCTCTTGCGGCAAAATGTATTGAAGCAATCATGCACGATGACGAGAGAATTAGTTGTGATGATGCATCAGATGAGGAAATGATAGAATTTCTAGAGTCGATGACAAAAGAACAGTTTGAGAATGTCAGTAACTTTATTGAGGGAATGCCAAAACTGCAACATGATGTGAAATTTGAGTGTTCTGGTTGTCAGAAGAAAAATAATATTAAAATAGAGGGAATACAAAGTTTTTTTTAATATGCCTTTCTCATGATTCGATGGTCAACCACTATCGAACGAATTTTGAGTTAATGTACAACGAGAAATATTCGTTGTCAGAATTAGAAAATATGTTGCCATGGGAAAGGGAAATTTACATAACAATGTTAACTCAGAGAATTCAAGAAGAGAACGAGAGAAGAAAAAATGGCAATAGCTGACGCAACTGCAAGTCTGGTGGGATCTAACGAATTGTTAGAAAAGATGAACTTTAGACTTGGCATTCTAAGAGAGAACACAGAAGAAGAAATCGTTCCTTTATTGCGTTCTATTGACAAGCGGTTCCAAGAATTCTTTAAAGAACTGGGATTTCAAAAACTTGAAGAAACAGATAAAGACGATCCTATTAGACCTGAAGCAGAACAAGAAGCAGAAGGTGGTGGAGGCGGAGGTCTTGCCGAATTCTTTGCTACACTAGGTCAAAAACTTGTATACTTTGTCGGAGTGGTATTACCTGCCATTCTAGCATCTTTGGGTTTGGCAAATCTTGGGTTCACCGGAAAAGAACTCGACATGCTCAAAGGAGTGAAAAACTTTTTCAGCGGTGGTTGGTGGGCACAACAAGGGGAGAAGATTGCTAACTTTCTTAGGAACAATAAAGCAATAGTAGCACTGAGAGAATTTTTCGGTGAAGGCGGTAAAGGAGGTAAAATTGCTGCCTTTGTCGATGATGCACTGAAACCTTTTAAAGCATTCGGCGGAAAACTTCTTACTGTCTTTGGTAAAATCTTTTATCCAATTAGTCTTATCATGTCTGCGTTCGATGGACTCTCGGTTGCTTCCAACACATTCGAGGAAACAGGTGGTAATATCGCATCCGGATTTGTGGGATTTGTTGGCGGTTTTGTAGCATCGTTTATAGGAACCTTCTTGGATTTAATCAAAGACGGGGTGTCATGGTTGTTAGGTAAAATTTTTGGTGAAGACAACCCTGTTTCTAAAGCATTCGATGATTTCTCTTTTGCGGATATAATGTTAGACATAACAGAATTTATTGCGTTAAAGATAGATGAGATGTGGGAAGCATTCAAAGCAGGTATCACCTTGCTTTTCAGTGATCCTGCCGCAGCATTAAAAGCAGCATTCACAGGCGAGCAGTCTGAAAGTGACATAGAATTCCAAAACAAATTAGAAGCAAGAAATGCTGAACTGCGAGAAGAATATAAGCGTAAAGAAGCAGAAAGAGCAGCAGCAAGAAATGCTCCAGCAATGGTTGACGCATCATCTAGGACAACTAACAATACTAATAACAATAGTACTTTGAATTTAGGGTCTACAGCACAAGCATCAAACCCAAATGCTGGAAGAAGTCGAACAAGGGGTAATGGTTAATGGCACATAGTGTTGGACATCGTAGTGCGGCAATATTCACATTAAATTCTTTACCTGCTGCAGCACAAGCAAAATCAAGAAGGTCTCTTGCCATAAACGATCTACACCCTTCACAACAAGCACAGGCAAATGGTAGAGACGTGGTTGCTATCATCGATGGCGTTTATACTCACATACTTTCTCCAACCGGGGACTTTGCTGCAGCAGTGTTAGGCATCAGAGAAGAAAGAGAACTGCAAGAGATATAAAAAGGGCACCCGAAGGTGCCCTAGTAATCGTTGTGGTGGTTTTAAGTGCATATCACAGCGCGACACTGCACTCCCGTCTTATTTTGTTGCGGGATACCCAAGGTGATCAACCCACGCGCTATTCTTCTCCTGCTAACTTAGCAAAGTATGACATGGTGTCATCGTCATCATCTGATGCGATCGCAGGTTCTGGTGCTGACTTAGGAGCAACCGGTTCTTCAATGGTTTGTTGAATTACGGGTGCTGCCTCACCTAGAACCATAGTAAGTCGTGCTTGCAATTCACCATACGACTTGTAGTTTTCAGGGTCAATGAATTCATTGAGATCATAACACTTCTCATAAATTGACTCTAACTCTGAATCGTCTTCAGAGAGTGCGGCAGGAGCAGCAAATTCTGATTTGTCGTAGTTGCGATATCCTTCAAACTTGCGAATCTTCAATTTGAAAGATGCACCGGACCAGAAGTCAAAGGGGTTCATTGGTTCCTCATCCTGAAACTCAGGATTCATAACATCCATGATCTTGTCATGAATTTTCTTACCATAGGTAAACAACATTACCTTACCTTCGTTTTCGGGATTGCCCGGATCTTGCTCAACAAGTACGTTTGAGACATAGTGCAAACGGCGCTTACGTTCACGTGCAAGTTCCTTGTCACGATCATCACCTGAGTTCCACAGTTTGCTATTTGATTCAGAAACTGGGTCTTGTTGTCCAAGAGAGGTCAAAGACTTCTCAATGTACCATTGACCAGTTGGACCCTTGAAACCATGATCCCAATAACGTACCCATGGTAGGTCGTTACCTTCAGGAGCAGGCAGGAATCGCAGAACGGCATAACCGTTGCCTGCTTTGTCTACTGTGGGTTTCCATTGGCGTTCATCGATGTAAGACTTTGTTTCTTTTTGCTGATCGTTATTACCAGCAGCAGAAACTAGACGTGAGATTTCGGATGCGCGATTGCGCTTTAGTGCTTCAAAAGACATATGTATTTCCTCGTATTTTCAGTGTATGTTTTTGTGTTTCAGTGTATTTCACTAATTTCATAATATAAGAGTATATAGTACTACAAAAAATTCTATTTGTCAAGATCAAATAAATGCCATGGATCATCAGGGTAAGCATTACTACCATTTCTATCGACACACAATCTTAAGATCAATCTTTTAACAGGATCTTTTTTGTTTTTATGCCAACTATGAGGTTGGTACGTATTCAGAAGAACAGGTTTATTAGCAACTTCTAATTCTTCATAAACCATTTCTACCTCGTCTTTCATAAAAAACCCGTGCCGATCATATGTCCCCGTTTCAGATTCTTCTCTGGTATCTGCAGATCCTTCCTTAAAGGGCATAATTTCTCCCTTTGGGTGTTCTTCTGTTGCGGGACCTAATTGATATTGTGTCGCAGGAGGGTTTCCATAATTGTAAACTCTCATGGCAGTCATACCTTCATTATCATCCATGGGAATGTTTAGTGAAACCTTAACATCGGGTTTTGTGTTTCTTAAAACTTCATCATTATCAAACTTTACTATTTCTTCTGCTTGCATAGGACTGTCTAAATGAATAGGCAAAGAGTCTCCTAGTCCTAAAGGAATAGGTCTCCATCGTTCATGCTCTTCTTTAAAATCTGGCGATTTCTGACTAATCTCGTGAATCAACCAATACAAAACTTCCGCATTGTTCTCTTTCAACCATTGAGCAACCTTTGGGATGTGCGGGGTTACAGGAGTTACTTTATCTAAATGAAGATTCCAATAAATATCAGTGCCTCCGCTAAGAAACCTTAAAAAAGGTTTTGCATTATTATGAACTTCGCAAATCTTATCACAGTTTGCTCGTACCTCTTCGACAAAATCAGGTCTTTCAATTGTTTTTCCAGTCCATCTGTCTAATTCAAATCTTTGTTTCATTCTAATTCTACGCTCCTATTTTTTTCTTGCATCATATTCAACTTAGTTGCTTCCGATTCGATTTTACTTTTTATAGCATTAGAAATAAATTTTTTAGAGTCCTCAATTTCTATCTCATTTTTTTCGCATACCATGATGACTGCATCTAAGTATGACATGTTTTTATTTTCTATGATTGCGGATTCGACCAGTTTAGAAAATTTTTGTTTTGTCAGCATTAAGTTATCAAGTTTCATTAGTACCACCCTTCGTCATAATCTTGTTCATAAAGTTTTTTGATTCTATTTTTCAAATAAGAAGATATCTCAATTGGAGTTGTTTTATTTAGATGAATGTTAAGATATCGTTTGTTGTTGTTCAAGACAGGATGCGGTTTGTAATTGATTAAGAATTTTATAAAATCTCCAGTCTCTTCTAAAGAGTACACCTTGTCATATTGATTGTACTTTCCAAAGTAATAGAACTGAGGCACAAGGTGTATATCATTAATCCATCCTTCTTCGACACCGATAAGTATTTCTTCTAATGTAAGTTTTCTATAATCCACAGTTTCAGATAACAAACGAGTGACCTTGTACACATCGTCTGGAATTTGTTTTTGCATGTAAGTAACAGCAGATATAAACCTTTCTACCGGATCCCGTTTTATTGCTACTTTAAAACTGTTTCGACGAAACGGAATATTCATATAATCCATATGTGTATTGACACTAAGAACCCTTGCAGTTTTTAATAACCCCTTTTTTAACAAAGGGGTTGATAGTCGAGGCATCAAATCGTTCCAACACTTATCTTCAATACTGTATTCAATAACCTTTTTTATAGAAGTAGTTGCGTTCTTAGGACAGATTCTAAAATCTAAGTCATCGTAAAAGTAATGACAGTTATTGTCTGCTCTTAAAGCATGTACTTGTTTCTTAAGATATAACTGCCAAAGTGTCACCATACTTTTCCTATATCTGGATAGTAGTGACCCTTTGTTCTTTTGACCATGCCTTCATTATCATACGCAAGTGCTTTGACAACAAACATTACTTTGCCTTCTCGGTTTGCTCCAAAATGCGAATCGTTCCAAATACCAGTTCTTAGGTAAGAGGTCATATTCTGTACATAGGTCTGTGCAGTTTGATATGTGATTCTTTGCTTCGCGTCTTTTGAGTCTTTAAAGTTTTCAATTCCCTTAAGATAGGTCTTCCATTCAGACAACCACTTTTTCACCTTGTCCGGATGAATAAAATGTTCTTTGTCTTCGGGAAGATACACACCATCATCTGCAAAATCTTTTTTGATCTCCTCTGCTCGTTCTAACAGCGGTTTAAGATTCTTTACAAAAGAGTCTTCGACCTTTTTAGGCATGTATTCCAGTTTAACTGCCAACCACCCATATTTCGCAAACGGCATCATGTAAACATCAGGAAGTTTCACCGTTCCCTCATGTAAATCCCAATCAGAGATCTCACGAATCCATTTTTTCAACCAATGCAGTTGTTCTCGATCAGCAACTTCGAAATGTACAAATTCAGAAGAAGTGATAAATGCTTTATATCGTTCTTCTTCTGATTTTGCTTTTCTCAGTTGTTCCCACTTAGGTTCTGCTACTAATGTCTTTTTCTTTTTCGGGACAAACTTTGCTTTTTTTGCTCTAGGCATTTTACCATCCGTGTTTTAATCGTTTGTTAAAAAATACATACTCATCTTTCACATGATCGTAAATGACAAGAAAGTCTAGCGTCGAGGTTTCCAACAATTTAAACCCATCAACGAATCTGTTCATAATAGGATCACCAGATACATTCAATGATGTATTCAGCAGTACACCATTATGTTTTAGTAATATATTATGCATCTCCGGGAAGGTTTTGTCTACAACCTGTAGTCTAGCAGTATTGTCAACATGTGTAATTGCTTTATACTCTTCTCTATACTCCTCCCTAACATCAACGTTGATATTCATATGATATAGATTGTCATAGTGCGGCGAGTCGAAAAACTTTTCTGCATTCTCGATAGCACACATTGGTGCAAAGGGTCTATACAATTCTCGATTTTTAATTTTGTTGACTTTGTCTTTTATGCCTTCAATAGAAGCATCAGCAAGAATTGATCTAGCACCCAATGACCTCAACCCTACCTCAGATCTCCCTTGAATCATGCCTATGACAGCACCACCCTTTAGATGACGAACTACCGAATCTGCATCACCTCTTTTTTCGAACCCTTTATACATTCGAACATAGTTACCTAATTCTATAGAGAAGTTAGAGTCGATAATCTTATCGTCTGCCATGCGCATTGTTTTCGTCATGTAGTCTGTTGGATAGATTCCGCTGTATGTTGGGTCTAAGACAGTATCGTTAGAAATAAGTTTATTTTCGTAAAGGAAACGAGCAAGAACACCAAAGGAAATTCCTATGTCGTTTGGATTTGGCGGTACGAAGATTTTACAACCGTATTTCTTCTGCAGTCTTTGGTTGTTGACAATGTTTAACGCACTACCTCCAGTAAGTATTAAATTATTATCGTACTTGTTAAGTATACCAAAAACACCATCCTTTTTCAAGAGGTCTTCGAATATATTTTCGAAGTTGTGTTGGCACTTCAATGATATGTCACACTGATCTTGAAAAGATAAGTCGGGCAAACCGTTTATCATTTGAGTCCAGTTCTTATCTACCAACAAAGAATTATAAACAAGATCTTGCTTGAGTTTAAAATAGTTCTCTTTCACTATCCTTGATCGTCTCAAAGGATGAGATTGATATGCCATGTTGTTTACATTACCAAAGGCAGATGCTCCCATCACTTTACCCGCAATATCGAAAAACCAAGGGGTGTTTCTGCTAATAGAACCTAAACTAACCGCAACCCCGAGATTATACTCAAATAGTAGATTATTAATTTTTAGTTTTGCGTATTCATCAGTTCGCAGCAAAGGTTTGGTCTTTCT